TCTCCCAGGTGGTCAACAGCTCGCGTGCCTCTGCCATCAGCATGATGGTCATGTCGGGCTCGATGGGCCCCTTGTGTTTTGGATACCATACCTTGAACTCTCTCTTGAGGATCTTCATTGTGGCTTGGGTGCCTTGGCCTTGATCATTCGGAGCACGCGCTCCTCAGTGACAAACCGGTGGCCATTGGCGCACTCAACCCGGCGATAGACCGTGTTGTCCGGGCGCTGACGGGTCTCCTGAACCTCAACCCAGGCCTTGCATTGTGGGCAGTGCATCTCAGTCATGTCCCTTGGTCAGTTGTTCGTTGAGCTCAAGGGCTATGCGCCGGGCAGAGTCCAGCAGCTCGCGCAGGTCTGCAACAGACTGCATCTCGATCTCCAGCGCGTTCCTGAGCAGCTCGACCTGGTGGTGCAGATTGCGGATCTCGCCGTTGGCCGACTGGCTGTCCCTGACCACCCCATCATCATCACGGTACAGCTTCACATAGCTGATGTGCATATCACTTCACCTCGCACAGCCTGATCAGGCAGTAGATGGCCAGCAGGGTGGCTGCCGAGCCCAGGCTCACCAGCACAAAAACTGTCAGGATGGTGGTCATGCTTGTCCCCTTGCTTTAATTGCTTCTTCAATTTCAAGCGCCAATAAGTTTTTATTGCTTTCTGTAGACTTTTTAAATGGCAACATTCCATCTTTTGGGTTGTAAAAAAGCCTAGCCACCTTCGCACAAGCCTCACGCTCGTCAGCGCGGATAAGCTCGGCAAAGCGCTCAAGGCATCCCCTTGTGCCAGAGCAGGTGCAGTCACTGATGCCTGCTTCTCTCGCCATCTCAGTCACTGTTTTCATGTGTTCCCCCTTGCTCGGATGGCGGTAGAAGCGTAGGTCACATAGCTGGTCTTTTCGTCAGGCTCAAATTGCTCTGCAACCTTCGCACACGCCTCACGCTCTTCGGCTTGCGCCTCGGCACGGACAAGGGCGGCAAAGCGTTCAAGCATGGCGTCAAGAGTTGGTTGGCGGGTAGTGCAATAAACATCAGCCTCACGCGCCATCTCAATGATTGTTTTCATGCGTGCGTCTCCAAGCTCCAATGCAGCAGCGCCAGAGCGTCTGCCTCGTTATCGTCGGTTATCGGGTGGCCAAGCGCTTGCATGGCCTTGATCATGTCGTCCTTGCCAGCATTCCCCTTGCCGGTTGCGTGCTTCTTGATCGTGCCCACGGGCACGCCTTGGTACGGGATCTTGTGGTGCTCGCACCAGGCTGTCAGCGTGGCCATCAGACCGCCATACACATGCGCAGAGTCTGTGCTGGCATGCCTGCGCACCTCCTCAAAGTACACAGCATGCAGCTCACCGCCCAGCGTGCCCTTGAGCTCGGTCAGCCACTGCTTGAAACGCAGGTAGCGCATGCCGCCGCCTTCGTAGCGGCCAGGCTTAAAGCTCGACCAGCCATGCACGATCACGCTGTCCAGCGGCCTGCATGCCCAGCCGGTGGTGGTGCCCAGGTCAAGGGCAAGGATGCATTCGGTCATAGGGCTCCAGACTGGCGCAGTGCCTCGACAAACTCTTGCATCTCAGGGTCAGGGATCTGGGTGGCATGGTCTGTATCGCCGCACATGGCCAAGGCCTCAACAATGACAGCAATGGGGTACTCCACGCCCTCCTTGGACATGTCCAGGATGCGCGTTGCTTCGGCGTGGGTCATGGCTGGCGCACTCCCGACAGAAAGCGCTGCAGCCGGGGCTGGAGCTCGCCGTACCTGGGTTGCAGCTGCTCACGCACGCACTGGTCAATGAGGGACGATACGCTGCGGTGCTGGTCAGCAGCTGCCTTGTCCAGCAGCTCCTTGGTGGCCGGGTGCAAGCGCATCAGGAATGGTTTGAGTTTGGGTTTGTCCATCACCTGAGTGTATATCCCTTGCATAGCGTCTGCACGGGTGCTGGCAAACATTTGTTGCTGTATTAGGGTAAGTCCTAACAAAAGAACTTGCACAGCCCACCAAAGCGATATACACTGCGATCATGTTCAACAGGCAGATAACGCCTCAAGGAGTTCAACATGACCACCAAATTCGTCGCCTACTACCGGGTCTCCACCGACCGCCAGGGCCAGTCCGGCCTTGGCCTTGATGCCCAGCGTGCAGCAGTGGCCAAGCACATCGGTGCCGCCGAGCTGGTCGCTGAGTTCACCGAGGTCGAGTCTGGCCGCAAGAATGACCGTGAGCAGCTCGCAGCCGCTCTGGCCACCGCCAAGAAGGCCAAGGCCATGCTGGTGATCGCCAAGCTCGACCGTCTGGCTCGCAATGTCCACTTCATCTCCGGCCTGCTGGAGTCCGGCGTGCCCTTTGTCTGCGCTGACATGCCCGAGGCTGACCGCACCTTCTTGCAGATGATGGCCGTGTTTGCTGAGTGGGAGGCACGGAAGATCTCTAAACGCACCAAAGAAGCGCTGGCACAGGCCAAGGCCAGGGGCCGCACCCTGGGCTGCCCTACACCTGAGATCGGTTCTGCCATCGGCGTGCAAGTGATCAAGGTCAAAGCCGACAAGTACGCTGACAAGGTTGGCCCGATCGTGCGCGACATCATCGCCCGGTCTGGCGCCAGCACCCTGAGAGACATTGCTGCAGCCCTCGAGGCTCGCGGTGTAGCCACACCCCGTGGCAATGTGACCTGGGGGCCAACACAGGCCTCCAACCTTCTGAAACGCCTCAATTTGGCATACAACTAAGGAGAAAGCAAAATGAAACAGACCTACTTTACCCAGCAAAACCATGACCAAGCTCGCAGCTTGATGATCAGTCTATTGGGCGCCGTCTTGTTGGTCGGCTCAGGAGTGATCCTGATGCTGGCCTACTTTGATGTCCTGGTGAAATGATGTTCAAGTTTATGTGGACAGAATTTAAGATGACTCTCAAGATGCTGCCGCCAGTACAGACTGCCGCGCATGAGTTGCTGATTGCGGAGCATGATTTGCTACGCGCAGAAGCTGGGGTCGAATATGCCCAGGCAATGGTGACTTGCCACAAGCAGCGCATCAAACGCCTAAAGGCGTATCTGAATGTGCCTGTTGAGGAGAAAGCATGAAAGCTGACCTCACCGCTGGCCGGGCCATGCGCGAGCGCCAGCTTGACATCTTTGAGCAGGTTGACCACCAGTTTCTTGAGCGGTGCCGAGCGCTGGCTGTGCTGGTCTGCAAGCAGCGTGGCGAGGCATCCATCAACGACATCCGCGCCATCATCGATGTGCCGCCCGGTGTCCATCCATCTGTCTTGGGCGCGGTCTTCCGCACCAAGCAGTTCAAGTCGGTCGGCTACACAGAGGCCGTCCATCCCCAAGCGCATGCCAGGGTGGTGCGCGTCTATTCATTGAAAAAAGAAGGAGAGAGTCATGTCAGTTAGAGAACATGCATTAGATAAAGCACTTCAAATTTTAGAAGCACTTAAATGCCAATACAAGGTCATAACCATTGATGGCAAACAACACGGTGATCTGGTTGTGATGGACAACAGAAAGAAAAAAAGACCACTTCTACCAATTGGCACCTACTCCAACTACATCCGACCGCACCTTGAAAAACTAGAAGTGGGTGATGTGGCTGTTTTGCCATTTGGTGATTTTGTTGGCGGTGATTTGCAAAGCAATGTCGGCGCTCGCGCTATTCACCTTTGGGGTGCAGGCAGTTACAAGTCCTGCATTACCGGAAAAACCGTAGAAGTTCTGCGTCTTAAATAAACAAGGAGTAAAAAAATGGCCGGAAAATTAACTGACGACAAAGCAATGAGCGCATCCCGCCTTCCGGGGCTGATGGGTTTCTCGCGGTACAGCACCCCGAATGATGAGTTGCAGTACTCAATCAACGCCATCGACGGCAAGGAGCGCCCGGACATTGGCAATGAGGCCATGGGCTGGGGCAACACCCTTGAGCCTGTGATCCTGATGGAGGCCGTCAAGCGCTTGGGCATCACCGACTACGACACCCAGATTGGCATTGCCTACACCCATGAATCTGTGCCCCTGTCGTGCAGCCTGGACGGGGTTGGCCACGGCACCGGGCAGGAGATCTTCCCAGACCCTGACCGTGGCATCTTTGTGGTTGGCCAAGACTCTATCGTGCTCGACGGGCCCGGCGTGCTCGAGGCCAAGCTGACCAAGACCATGCCGGAGGAGACCCCGCACTTGGCCCGTGGCCCGATCCAGTTGCAAGGGCAGATGCTGGTGACCGGGCACAAATGGGGCTGCGTTGCTGTCCTGTACCAAGGCATCGAGCTGCGCGTGTTCCTGTTTGCGCCCCACTACGACACCCAGAAGGCCATCATCAAGGAGGTGCTCGCCTTTGCCCACAAGCTGAAAACCTACCAGACCACCG